GCATTCGTCTATCCCATTTCCCGTAACCAGCCCTTCGCCCCGATAACATCGATTCAGCAATGCACTTTATGGAGTAATACGCATGTTGGATCGTGTAACAACTGATGGCCTGTATCAGGAAACCGTTGAGTTTGAATGGCTCGCTCTGAGCAGCATTGAGCGTCAGTTGATCAAGTTGTACCGGCAGCTAAGCGACAAGGAACAGCGACAGATGCATCGATTTGCCGAGATTTTGGCTACCACCCAGGAAGAGTGATTTAGATCCCCCTGCCCAGCGTCTCTTAAACGTACTTACCGCACCGCCAGCCCTTACGTGGCTGGCCTTTCAGCCAATTCAAGCCACAGCCTGCGTGCCCAACTTATCGAACAGCTCGCGCTGTTTAGCCCTGGGCAAATCCTTCAAACGATCAAATAGCAACCGGTCAAATGAATGCGCCGAGGGGCTTAGCGTGTGCGAAAAAGTTAAGTTGGCCACCCATGTATGACCGCATTTTGGGTCAAGGCATTGGCAATAAAGTTTGGCAAATTTAGCGTCAAGATCGTCCCTCGATCCGATCCGCCCCTTATGCCCACAAGCTGTGCAATAGATCCGCATTGCGCCCCTCCCCAGGGATGTCCAGTAGCCACCATTTTGCCACAATCTGTAGTGGCATTCTCTGCTGAACTAATTGGATGTAGTGGTTTCAACTTGTTTAGGTGGCTCTATCCAGGTGATATGCCTGTCAGGGCGTAACGTGTCGTTCACCTGATTGAACAGCTGGCAGATCGGCCTGATCTCGTTGTTTGTGTACACCTGGTCAATCTTCACGATGTCGCCAAAGCCGGCGACGTTCTCGGGGATAATCCCGGCCAGCGCCGGGTTCATGCGCCAGGCGGCGATCACGTCGTTGCGGGTGATGTTCTTGACCTTTTCCAGCTCGTCCTTGGCTTGGAAATCGCCCACCGGGATGATCTGAATCGCTTTCTCACTGCCACCCGGAATGTTGACGAACATTGAGCGGAAGTTGCCCACGCCCTTTGCGTCGGCGATCTGCGCCTGCAGGTGGTCTTCGTCCTCCTGGCTCATGTTCGGGTCGTTGGAATAGAAGATGTAACCAACGTGCGCGCCATTGCTGTAGTAGCGCCGGCGGAACAGCGTGGCGGCTTCGTTCAACAGCAGCGCCTGCAGACCGCCCAGGTAATCCGGCACGCCGTAGATCTCCTGTTCCACGTCGTAGTTGTAGATGTGCTCGATCTCGTCCTGGTCGAAGTCCTCGTACTTGCCGTCGCGCAGCAGCATCCGGAAACCGCCGTTCAGCTTCACGCGCATGTTGATCGCGGGCAGGTGCTGCAGCTCGAGGACTTGGCCAAACGCATTACGTTTGCGCAGCAGGTAGGTCTCGCCGAATACCACATAGTCCAGGGCTGCCCGGCTCATGGTCTGCATTGAGAAGCCTGCAGACGGAATGAACTCACGCAGAATCAGGTTGCGCTTGAACGGCGGGATCGCGCCATGGTGCGCGTTCGCTTTAAGCAGCTTGGCCAACCCGGGGCGCGACACTGGCGGCGTGTAGATCTGCGCGTCGTGGCTGGCAAACACGCCCAGGTATTGACCAATATTTTCGGTCAGTACGGCCTCTGGCGCGCCGAACGTGAATGAACGCATTGGCCCCTTGGGCGCGTGCGCCGGCGTGGTTGCCTGCTTTGGGTGACGTTTTGGCATGGGTACCTGGTCCGCTGGTGACGTAGCGGCTGCGCCGCTGCTTGTTGATGTTCAAGGGTTCGTTGGCCAGGGCGTGCATGATTGCCCAGGCAACGTCCGCGTGGCCGGTGGCCTCGGTGCGCGACGCGCTGTAGGTGATCTGGCCGCTGCTGGTGGTGCCGCGCTTGATCGTCAGGAAGGCCTGGGCAATATCGTTCCAGCCGGCGTCCCACTCCAGCCGGCGGCCGGTGATGGTGTCCTGGGCCTTGAGCACCAGGGCATTCTTGGCTTCCAGGCTGTAGTGAATTGCGGTCGCACGCGGGTAGAAGTCGCGCACCAGGTCGAACACCCCGTAGCCGATGCCCGTGGTGTCGATGCCGATGTGCTGCACGTTGAAGCGCTCCACCAGCTTTTTGACCTGGGCGGCCTGGTGCGTGAACGACGTCCCGCGCCAGCTGTGCTTCTCCAGGATCCGGAACTTGGCCCCGGGTTCGAGTGGCGGCGCAATGACGACGCAGGTGGCATCGTCGCGTGTACGGCTTGGGTCGTAGCCGATCCAGACCGGGCTGTTGCCGTAGGGGCGCGGGTCGTCGGGATCGTAGTCGGTCCACAGCGACAGATCGGAATAGCAGCGCTCCAGGTCGCCCAGGGAGAAGGCGCTCTGCGTGCTGTCGATGAACTTGCACATGAACAGCTGCTGGAACTTGTCGTCGTCGTACTCCAGCTGCAGCTGCTCGAGGTCGAACAGTTCGCAGCCGCCGGCAATGGCATCCAGGATGGTGATGACCTTGCGCCATTGGCCGTCCGGACAGAGCGCGCCACCCGTGTACTGCGCGGCGCCTGGCCACGGATCGCGGGCTTTCTTGCGCTTGCTGTTGCGGAACGTCTCGCCGGTCCAGAACGGATAGGCCTGGTGCGTGACCGCGCTGGGCGTGGAAAAGTAGGTTTTGCGCCACTTCTTGTGGGTGGCCATCGCCGACGCCACGGTGTTCAGCTTCTCGAAGTCGCGGATCCAGAAATATTCGTCGATGTAGACGTGGCCATGGTGACCCTGGGCGGTGCTGCTGTTGGTACTCAGGAAACGCAGTTCGGCCCAAGGCTGGCCGTCTTTACTGAGCACGATCGGGTTACCGGTCAGCTCCAGGCCGAACCACTCCATGGCAAACGAAATGATGTAGCTGCGGAAGATCTCAGACTGGGCCCGGCTCGCGGACAGGAAAACCTGGTTGTCACCCGTCAGCACGGCATCCATGAAGGCTTCGCCGGCAAAGTAATAGGTCAGGCCCACCTGGCGCGACTTGAGGATGTTCCGGATCCGGGCGGTCAGCGGGTTCTGTTTGGCGGCGAACAGCTCTTTCTGATAGCCGAACATCTTGCTGATGAACTTGTCCAGGAAGTCGACTTCGGTCAGCCCGGCAATGTCGTTCTTGCTCTTCTTTTCCTTCTTGCGGTCCCCGCGCTCGCGCCGCTCGCCACGGTCACGGCGCTTTCCCTCGTCGCGCTGGCCATCTCCTGCAGGTGGCGCATCGGTCGTTGCCGGCGCCGGTTTGGCGCATTGCTTGGCCAGGCGTTCACGCAGCGTGGTGAGCCGGTCCAGTTCGTCCAGTTCGCCTTTTGTCAGTGTGTCGGTCTTTTCCAGGAGAAGCGTGATGCGCCGGCTGCAGGCGGTCAGCGGCTCCTCGTCCGTCAGCATGTCTTCCCACCCGCCCTGGCGGATCCAGTAATAGACGATCCGAACGTGGGGCAGGTTGAGTTGCGCCTGAATTTCCTTGGCCTTATGGCGGCGCAGAAACAGGCGTTTGGCGGCTTCTTTAACTTCGGCTGAATAGAACATAGGCCGCAGTCTATGCGGCGAAAACGCGGAAAACGTGTAGAGAAAATCCGGGTTCGTCCTAGATATCGAAAATAGGAGAAAGGCAAAACCTAACCGTTTGTTTGGAGGTGGCCACATCCCTATCTTGGGGCCTCACATCACCGATTGAGCGCAGTACATGCCCCGTTCCCTTGTCTCCTATTGGAAGCGCGTAGCCACCAGCGGCCCCACCGTCGACGGCCGCGAGATCCTGCCCCAGGAACTGCGCGATATCGCTGAAACCTATGCCCCGTCGAAATACACCGCCGTCATTTGGAGCGAGCACGAACGCTGGAGCGGTTCCCACGGCACCGTTTTCGCCGTGCGTCTGGTTGAGGATGCCGACGATCTGGAGCCTGGCCAGGTTGCCCTGGAAGCGCAGCTGAAACCGAATCAAAAGCTGCTTTGGCTCAATGACCAGGGTGAAAAGCTCTTCACCAGCATCGAGATCTGGCCGAATTTCGCCGGTACCGGAAAAGCCTATCTGACCGGCCTGGCTGTCACCGATGAGCCCGCCAGCCTGGGAACCCAAGAACTCTATTTCTCACGCCGCACCAACAAGGCGACGTATTACGCCGCTTCTGTAGAGCTGGGCCGTCTGGGCGAAGCCGAACCAGACGGCGAAGGCGAGCTGGGCAAGCTGGCCACCATGTTCGCCCGATTTATCAAACGCTTCGCTGTCGACGCGCAGCAAGCGGGCGGGTCTTCCGACTCGTCCGAAACCACAAACGAGAGCAAACCCCCAATGGATGAAGCCACAGCCAAGGCGCTGCAAGGCCTGCTTGAACAGGGGCTGGTCGTATTCGCCGGCATCCAAACCATCATCGACGGCGCCGCCGAAGTCGCGCCGGTTGTCGATCAAACCCCAGTCGATGACGTCCAGGCAGCTGTCGACGGCATCGTGACCACCGCCGAGGAAGAAAAGCAGCTGAGCCGCCAAAACGTCGGCAACAAGGCGCTGCTGGCTGGCCTGCAGCGTATCGAAACCATGTTCAGCACCGCGCTGAATACCCCTAACGGTCGCGTTGTGCCACGTACCACCGGTACTCAGAACGCCGACAAGCCGCGAGTGCTCTGACATGGCCTATTCACTGAGCGCCTATGGCGCGCAAATGTTCGCCCAGATGCAAGTCGCCATGGCCGAGACCTACGGCGTCACGCTGGCTTCTAAGACGTTCAGCGTCGAACCCTCGATCGCCCAGGAGCTGAACGACGCGATTACCGCGCAGGCTGACTTCCTGGAGCGTATCAACGTCATTGGCGTGTCCGAAATCAAAGGTCAGAAAGTGTTCTTGGGCACTGCTGGCCCGGTTACCGGCCGCACCAATACCAAGACCACCGACCGTGAAGCCAAGGATGCGTCCGCCCTCGGCGATGACGGCTACGAGCTGGTTTCCACGGAATCCGATGTAAGCCTGTCCTACGCGAAAATCGACGCCTGGGCCAAGTTCCCCGACTTCCATGTGCGCTATTCCGCAGCTGTGCAGAAGCAGATCGCCCTGGACCGCATCATGATCGGTTTCCACGGCACTCACGCAGCGGCACAGACCGACATCACCCTGTACCCGCTGCTGCAGGACGTGAACAAGGGCTGGCTGCAGATCGCTCGCGAGAAGATCCCGCAGCAGGTGCTCAAGGAAGGCAAGGTCGCTGGCAAGGTCACCATGGGCCCGGACGGCGACTACGAAAACCTCGATAGCCTGGTGCATGACACCAAGCAGATGGTTGACGAGCGTGTTCGTGATGGCGGCGATCTGATCGCAATCATCGGTTCCGACCTGCTGGCGGCTGACAAGGCCAAGCTGTACGCCAACCAGGCTGGCAAGCCGACCGAAAAAGAGCGCATTGAAAGCCAGCAAGTCATCGCGACCTATGGCGGCTTGCCGGCGTTCAGCGTTCCGCACTTCCCGGCCAATGCCGTGATGGTCACCAGCTTCGACAACCTGTCGATCTACTTCCAGGACTCCAGCTGGCGTAAGCAGACCGTCGACAACCCGAAACGCAGCCGCGTCGAGGACTACAACAGCCGCAACGAAGGTTACGTGATCGAGCAGCTGGAAAAGTTCGCACTGACCGAAAACGTCGAACTGGTGGCCTCGTGAGCCTGGCACTGGCGCACAAGCGCCGCGTGATCGCCCAAGGCTCAGCGGCCGCGTCCGCCAGTGCCGAGCCCGCTGCCTATTCGCCTGGCGCTGCCCTGAACAGCCCGGCCAACGCGCAGAAGCACCTGAAACTGATGGAAGTGGCGTTGGCCGGCGACCTCGATCGCCTGCACCAGTTGAACAGTCTGGACCAGCGTCAGCAGCTCAAGCGTTCCGAGCTGCTGCCCAAGTACCAGGAGTACGTGACCCGCTACCGCGAGTCGGGCCTGAACTTCCCCAACCAGGTGCTGATGTACGTCCTGGTCTGGCTGTTCGACACCGGCGAGTTTGTAGCCGGCCAGGAGCTGGCGGACTTCGCCATGTCCCAAGGCCAGGAGCTGCCTGAGCGCTTCCGTCGTGACGTCCCGACCTTCGTGGCTGATGCCGTGATCGAGTGGGCCGAGGCCGAGCACAAGGCCGGTCGTAGTCCGGAACCGTATGTGTCGGATCTGCTGCCCCGGGTTGATGGCGAATGGAAGCTGTTCGAGCGGATCCCGGCGCGTTACCACCGGATGCTGGGTTTCCTGGCCATGGACCGCAAGGACTGGGTCCAGTCCGTCACGCACTTGGAACGGGCCGAGGCCCTATACCCGGAAATCCGCGTCGAGACCCGCTTGAAAGGTGCCCGCAAGGCCCTGGCCAAGCAACTTGCCCAGGCCACCGACACGACCGCTGAAACCGCCATGCAGCTGGATGCCGCGCTGCAGGCAAACGCTACCCAAGACAACGCCGGCAACGGCACCGAATAACCGACTACCCCCTGCAGGGAGCTGCCACGGAACGACCAGGTCATTTATGACCCCCGGTCTGCCCCGAAGCCGCACCTGCCCTATTTGAGCGTCGAGCATGAGCGGCTTTTCAGGTAAACCCACCACCTTTGTGGACCAGGCATTAGAGAACGACGGCTTTTGGCCGGACCTCTCCGTGTCTGAGTTCCAGAAGGCGTACCGCCTGCCGGCGGAATACCTGGTCGACATGCTGGCCGCTGACCTGACCATGGCTATGCACGAGGTAAACCTCGATTTGGCTACGTGTAAAGCGCGCTGGCAGGGCGCTGGAGTGTCAAGCGTTGAGTCTGCAGACACCACCGTCCTGCCGGAGCGCACCTTTAAAGTCGACCTGTACAAGCGCGCCGTCTACTGCCGCGCCAAGGCCAGCTTGCTGACCCAGTTCGCAACCGTCACCCGCCGCGACTCTGCCGAGAACACTGGCAAGGACCTGCCCGAGCGCTCTGACACCTTCCTGGCGTTCAGTCAGCAGGCCGTGCGAGCTATCCAGGGTCGCGGCCGCATCACGGCGAAGCTGTTGTGATCAAGCTCCGGGCGTTGACCGCCTACCTGATCGGTCGCCAGCTGGTGGCCACCGAGCAGCTCGACAGCTGGACCGACAACGTTCTGGTCGACCTGATCTGGAAGCCCGACGAAAAGGGCATGTACATGGGCGACCTGAACTACACCGCGACGATCTCGTTTGAGCGCTTCGCCGACAGCCCGGCGCGACTGATCGCCCTGGTGGGCAGTTGGCTGGAAGCGAACGACGAAGACCGCGAAGACCTGGCCGCGCCGACCTTCGCCATCGACATGCTCGATGACGACCTGGCCGACGTCGAGCTGACCCTGCAGTTCAGTGAGCCGCAGTACCTGGCCGAGGATCCTGCAGGCGAAATCGAGGTGTACGGCAAGACCTGGTCGGCCGTTCCGTTTGAGCTGTGGGTCGCCGAGAGCGGCGAGGTAGTGCGCCATGACAGCGTCTAGCCCGCTCAACCTCGACATTCGCGGCCTGCTGGGCGCCGAGGATCTGCTCGCCCTGCTGGAGCTGCCACCGGTGAAACGCCGGCGTCTGCTGAACAACGTCAGCAAGCGCGTGCGCAGCTTGAGCCGTGGCCGCGTGCGCAACCAGGAGAATCTGGACGGTTCGTCGTTCGCGCCGCGCAAGGACACCACCAAGTCCAAGAAGAAGATGGAAACCGGCCTGGCCAAGCTGCTCGATGTCGTGAAGCTGACCGCCCAGGAGGCGGAACTCGGCTGGCGCAACCGCCTGACCCAGTACGTCGCCTCGCAACAGAACAACGGCGGCAGTGAGCGCGTTACCGCGCACCAGATGCGCGAGCTGAACAAGGTCCCGCCCGGTACCGCCGCCACGGAAAAGCAGGCCAAGCGCTTGCGCCAGCTCAACTACCGGATCCGCTTGCCCGGGAAGAAAAAGCCTTCCAAGCCCAGCGTGGCCTGGATTCAGCAAAACCTGGAATACACCAAGGCCGGTCTGTTGATCCGCGTCCTGGACACCGAACACAAAGCCTCAACCGGTAAGCAGGCCTGGAACATCCAGTTGCCTGCCCGCCAATTCCTGGGCGCGAGTGCCAGTGAGACCAGCCAACTGGTCAACCTGGTGCTGCGCCAAACCATCACATCCCCGCGATAGAGGCATCCCATGGCACTCGGCAGAGTCTCAGTCAATAACCAGAACCTCGGCCAAGGCACCGCGACCGAGGTCGAGCGTCTATTCCTGTTCATCGGGCCAGGCGCCAAAAACATTGGCCAGGTCATCGCTCTCAACACTGAGAGCGACCTGGACTTGCAGCTGGGCATCCCGGCCAGCGACCTGAAAACCCAGATCATCGCCTCCCGGGCAAACGGCGGCGATCGCTGGAACGCCCTGGCCAT